GTAAAGTAGGAACAGCATATATCCAAGAATTAAGATTTAACAAATACTGTGAAAGACTTCAAAGCATTATGTGTGAAGCGTTTGACAAAGAGTTTAAACTTTGGTTAGACGGTAACGGCTATAACATTGATGCATCACTGTTTAATATCAACTTCCAACCACCACAAAACTTTGCGGCATACAGACAAGCAGAACTTGATACTACTAGAGCGAACATCTTTAGTGTTGTAGACGCAATTCCACATTTAAGTAAACGTTTTGCAATGAAGCGTTACTTAGGATTAACGCAAGAAGAAATTGTAGAAAATGAAAAATTGTGGAGAGAAGAAAATGCAGGTAATTTACAAGAGCCTGGAGACGCAGGCGGTGAATTAAGATCGGTGGGTGTTACACCTACAGGAATGGCAGCAGACGGCGCAGCTGAAGAAACAGAAGCACCAACTGAAGCACCTCCTGCTGATGATGTAAGTGGCGGAGAAACAGCAGAAACACCTGCAGTTTAATAAATACTAGTATGCTTTTGAGAGAATTTTTATATTTTAATGATGACGTTAACGACTTTTCCGTCGACCGTCGTTACGACAACAAGAAAGATGACGATGTCCTTTCAAAAGATGACACTAGAAAAGTACGCCTTACATTACGTCAGATTAATCAATTAAGATTACAATCCGAAGCTCATGTTGCTGAAAAAGAATCAGAGCTAGATTTTATTAGACAAATGTACGGGGCGAAGCTTGAGCAAGAAGAATAAAAAACACCACAAAGATATAGCATTCGTATTAGGCAACGGCATGAGCCGCGGCACCATTAACTGTGAAAAACTTTTAAACATTGGAACAGTATATGGTTGTAATGCACAATACAGAGAGTTTGATCCTCATTACGTTGTAGCAGTAGATGTTAAAATGGTTAATGAGATGATTGAAGCAAACTACCATCAAAAGGGTACAGTATGGACTAATCCTAACAAAGGGATTAAAACTAATAGTAATATTAACTATTTTAGTCCACACAAAGGATGGAGTAGCGGTCCTACTGCACTATGGTTTGCAGCACAAAACGGCCATAGACACATTTATATTGCTGGATTTGACTATCAAGGACTTAAAGGAAAGTTTAATAATGTATACGCAGACACCTTTAATTACAAGAAAACTACTGATTCTGCAACGTTTTTTGGCAATTGGCTAAGCCAAACAGAAAAGGTAATTAAGGAATTTACCAAGGTAACCTTTTATAGAATCATTGATGATGGCGCATTTATACCCGATAAACTAGGTCCACAGCATACAAATTTAAAACACATTAGTATGCGTGATTTTGAGAATACCTTCGAAGGAACTATATATCAACACAAAATGAGTCAAAATAATACCATTTAACCCTATTTTTACAACAATTATGTAAATATATAACAAACAGCCTTACCGATAATTTCAAGGAGAACAAAAATGGCAGATAAATCTACATTAGAACAAATGCTTGAGAACTTGGTTAACGATAACCAAGAGAAAGCAGAAGAATTATTTCACGAGTACGTGGTTTCTAAATCACGTGAAATCTACGAAAACCTTATTGAAGAAGAAATGAAAGATGAGGAAGTAGACGAAACTTCAGATAACGAAGACGAAGCAGTTGACGAAGCATCTAAAGATGATGATGCAGCAGAAGACAAAGTTGATGAAGCATCAGACGATGACGCAGAAGACAAAGTTGACGAAGCTACTGACGAAGACGAAGTTAAAGAAGACTCAAAAGACGAAGAAGTCGACGAAGAGTTTGAAGACGTTGCAATTGAAGGCGAAGACGATATGCCTGATATGGGTGGCGACGCTACAGACGATTTAGAATCAGAAGTTGATGCAGACTCAGAAGAAGGCGATAAAGAGCCAGAAGAGTTATTCCAAGATCTAGATTCAATCGTTGATGAGTTACAAGCAAAATTTGACGAAATCAAAGGTGAAGACGGAGAAGAAGGCGACATGGATTCAGAAGAAGAAGCTTTTGCTCCAGAAGCTGCTCCAGAAGCTGCTCCAGAAGTTGACGAATTAGATACTTTTAGAGAGTACGTAGAAAAAGTTGCTGGCGGACACGGTGCTGAAACAAAAGGTGCTGCTGAAGGCGCAGACAACAAGAAGTCAGTTGTTGACAATATGAAAAACGACATGGGCGGAACTACAGCTAATATCGTAAAAGGCGGCGAAGAGTCAGGTAAAAATGACGGTGGCCTAGCTGATATTACACCTAAAGAAGAGAATGCAGGAAACGTTAACACACCTGGTTCAAAGAATGCAACTAAAATGGACAGCACAAAAGGACATGGTGCTGAAAAGAAAGGTGCAGGCGAATCAGCTGATAACAAGCAATCGATTTTCCGTAGCAAACGATAGTAAAAAGGAAGACTATAAGTGAAAACTACACTAGCAGAACATCTGAGCTTCGATCAGGCTAAAATCGTAATTGAGCGTGATGAGCAGGCGGACGGTAAGTCGTTACATTTGAGTGGAATCTGTATTCAAGGTGACATTCGTAACGCTAATCAGCGTGTTTATTCTTCTAAAGAAATTGATAGGGCTGTCAAGACGCTCAACGAACAGATTTCTGGGGGGTATTCAGTGCTAGGTGAAGTTGATCACCCACAAGATTTACGCATCAATTTGGACAGGGTCAGTCACATGATTACAAAAATGTGGATGGATGGTCCAAATGGCTACGGAAAACTTAAAATGTTACCAACGCCGATGGGACAAATTGTTTCATCGATGTTGGAATCAGGAGTCAAGTTGGGAGTCTCAAGCAGAGGTTCAGGGGAAGTTGACGGAGATGGTAATGTTCAAGGATTTGAAATTATTACTGTTGATGTTGTAGCTCAACCATCTGCCCCGGGAGCATATCCAACACCAGTTTACGAACACCTTATGAATGCACAAGGTGGCTACAAGGCATTTCAAGTGGCACAAGAAGTCCAAGGCGACACACAGGCACAAAGATATATAGCAGAGAGCTTGAAAAACTTCATTTCAAGTCTTAATAAAACGTAGGAGAATCACAATGCTAGAGTTTGTAAAACAACTATTTGAAAACAATGTGATTTCCGAAGAAGTCAAGTCGGAAATTGAGACCGCTTGGGAAAAAACCGTTCAAGATAACCGTGATAATGTTACTACACAATTGCGTGAAGAATATGCACAGAAGTACGAACACGATAAGACCGCAATGGTTGAAGCAGTTGAGAAAATGCTGGCTGACAGAATTACAGCAGAGCTTTCTGAGTTTGCTGAAGACCGCCAAGGACTTATTGAAGCTAAAGCAAAATATGCTGAAAAAATCGTAAAAGATTCTAAAGCTATGGAAGCATTTGTTCTTAAAAATCTTAAGAATGAATTAGCAGAACTTCGTGAAGATCGTAAAGCAGTTGCAGGTAATGTTGCTAAACTTGAATCTTTTATTGTTGATGCACTTTCGAAAGAAATTGCAGAATTCCATGCTGATAAGAAAGACTTAGCAGAAACCAAAGTTAAACTTGTTAGAGATAGCAAGGCTAAATTTGAAGAAGTTAAGAAAGACTTTATCAATAAAGCATCGAAAATCGTTGAAGGTACAGTATCGAAAGGTATTAAATCTGAAATGGTACAATTGAAAGAAGATATTCAGGCAGCGAGAGAAAACGACTTCGGTCGCAGACTTTTTGAATCATTCGCAAGTGAATATGCTACTAGCCATTTAAATGAAAAATCTGAAACTTCAAAACTTCTTAAAGTTGTAAAACAGAAAGAAGCAGAAGTAGCAGAAGCAGCGAAAGTTGTTGCAGAGTCTAAAGAGTTAGTAGAAAGTCGAGATGCAGAGATTGCTCGTATCAAAGATAGCGCAGCTAGACAAGAAGTAATGGCAGAATTGCTAGGACCATTGTCAGCAGAGAAGCGTGAGGTAATGGGTGAGTTACTAGAATCTGTACAGACTAATAAATTACACGCAGCTTTTGACAAGTACATTAATTCCGTAATGGAAGGAAGTGCTCCAACTAAAGTGGCGTTGACAGAGGCAAAAGAAATAACAGGCGATAAAGCACAAGGCAATCAAATTAGCAGTGGAGAAAAAACTGCTGAGATATTTGACATCCGCAGGCTTGCGGGCTTAAAAGTTTAAGGAGAAAAACAATGTCACAACTACTAGAAAGTCGCTGGTCAGAAACCAAAGATGCCCTTTTAGAAGGACTTCAAGGTAACAAGCGTACTGTTATGGCAACAACTCTAGAGAATACCCGCACGTATTTGAACGAGTCTGCCACTGCAGGTGCTACTTCTGCCGGTAACGTTGCAACACTAAACCGTGTGATCCTTCCAGTGATCAGACGTGTGATGCCAACTGTCATCGCAAACGAATTGGTTGGTGTACAGCCAATGACTGGACCTGTTGGTCAAATCCACACATTAAGAGTACGTTATGCTGATGCATTCAACTCTGCAAGTGGAACTGACACTACAGCAGGTGATGAAGCACTATCACCATTCAAGATTGCAGAAGGTTATTCTGGTGCTACTAATGATAAAGCAGCTTCTACAGCAGCTTTAGAAGGTGTAGCTGGAAACAGATTAAGCATTCAAATCTTGAAACAAACTGTTGAAGCGAAAACTCGTAAGTTGAGTGCTCGTTGGACGTTTGAAGCTGCTCAAGATGCACAAGCTCAACAGGGCATTGACATCGAAGCAGAAGTAATGGCTGCTTTAGCACAAGAAATAACAGCTGAAATTGACCAAGAAGTTATTCAATCATTGAAAACACTTGCTGGTACGGCTGCTTTAACTTATGACCAAGGTGCAGTATCAGGTACTGCTACTTTCGTTGGTGACGAACATGCTGCTTTAGCTGTTCAAATCAACAGAGTTGCAAACTTAATTGCACAGCGTACAAGACGTGGCGCAGGTAACTACGCTGTTGTTTCACCAACAGTATTAACGTTGTTACAATCTGCTACAACTTCAGCGTTCGCAAGAACAACTGAAGGTACTTTTGAAGCACCAACAAACACTAAGTTTGTAGGAACTTTAAACAGTGCAATGCGTGTGTACGTAAACGGTTATGCAACTGACGACGATGTGTTGATCGGTTACAAAGGTTCTTCGGAATCAGACGCACCTGCGTTCTACTGCCCATACATTCCTTTGATGTCAAGCGGTGTTGTACTTGATCCAGGTACATTTGAGCCAGTTGTAAGTTTCATGACAAGATATGGTTATGTAGAGTTAACAAACACTGCAT